AGAGAGTACATGGAGACTTTATGCGTCAAATAGTTCGGGAGCATTTGGATTGTGTCAATGGCGAGGTGATAGAAAAGCAAAGCTGTTTGAGAAATACGGATATACGCCATCGTTTGAACAACAAATGGACTACATAAACTATGAGTGGGATAATGAAGTTATAGCGAAAGGGCACAGGGCAGAATTAATGAATCAAAAAAGACCAGAAGATGCTGCGGTTATTGTTATGAATTACTACGAAAGACCAAGTGAAGAAGAGAAGAAAAAGACTTCTGGGGGTAGGCAAAAAAAGGCTAGAGAATATTATGATGCATATTCGAGTGGCGCTTTTAATACCTCATCGCAGCCATCTAACAAAAATTCTAACGAGAAAAAAGATGTCTCACAAGCTTTGTTCGATTCCGTCAACAAGTCTGCACAGTTTACGCCATCAATATCGACTCGTTTAAAACTTATAAAGCCTTTGGGCGGAAGCGGCTATTATGAGATAGTCCAAGAGAACGGAAAGAACGACAAACTACACAAGGTGTTCGACATGATGCTTAACACTAGCGAGTATTTCTCATATATACAAGAACTCGTATGGGTGGCGAAAGAGAATACGATGCAGAGTGATATTCCACCGATTGCAATCTACTACAAGGCATCCGAATCAGTCAAAAATGAGTCAGTGTATGTAAGCGTTTGTCAAAAAGGGCACAGTGTAAGCGAACAGAGGAAAAGGTGTGATATAAGCGACGGAAACTCCTCATTGCTTAAGTCACTCGCAAAAAAGGCGAACACAATGCATGAAGATACATTCAAGAAAATGGTCGAGCAAATGAAAGATTTAGAGTTGTTGGAGAAATACAAGCCGCAAGAATGTGAGACATTATTCGTGACAAAGGGCGCGAATGGTGCTTTACTCGATGTAAATGTTAATGATGTCCCTTGTGGCGTGAAAAATGGAAAGATAGGGGATTGGAACGTTACAAGTAGTGTTAATAAGATGAAAAGTTTAGTCAGTACTTGTGGTAATGCATATGGATGCAACAAGTGTTGGCGTTATGTTAAAAGCGGATTAGAATCTGGGGGCTTCAAGCATGATAATAGTCCGTCTGCTTATATGGCAGTAGATTTCTTGAGGAGGAATGGCTTTGCATGTATCGCAAAAGGTGAATATGTGGGTCAAGATAGTGTGACATATGGTAGGGTGTGTCTTGGTGACATAACAGTTTTTGACCAATATTATAACGGAAGTAAGTTCCATGAACATGGCCACATACAAATGTGGTGTGGGGATGGTTGGTATTCCGATTACAAGACACCGTATAACAGAGTCAATCTGAATGCAAGAGGATATTACAGCGTTTGGAGGTACACTGGTCATGGCAAGGAATGATTTTGCTTTTTAACATTTTTTTCATATCTTTGCAAAAATAAATGTTATGGAAACATTAGGATATATTGTTACGGATAGGAAAATCAATGGGATTGGTGGGTTTATACGGCAAGTCAGTGATATGGATTTGGCCGACCCATCAAAGCCCATATTGATTGTTGGATGGAAAAAAGCAAGGAGCCATGAGGCTTATAGGACGATTATAGAATGGAGGCTAGACGACAATCTTTATTGGACGTTTTCGAAAAACGAGAACAAGTCAAGGTACGAAGATGACCTAAAGAAGTTCATTGATATAATATTTAATAATATATTAAATAATATAAAATATTATTATATTAATATATTTAAATTAAAATATAATAATATAAAAAAAATATATAATATTATATCTTCTATAGAAGATAAAAATATTTATATTAGTAAAGATATGGTATACATACCGTATGAGGGTAATGTACTAGGCGTCTCCCTATCACTTTTGGAGTTCTGCAAAATACCGAAATGCAAGGTTATTGACAAGATTAAGAGTATTGGGAACGCAAGGCTAACCGATGATTCGAATGAATTTGTTAGAAAACTCTCTGTATACGTTAAGGATAATAGGTATGTAATCCCGTATCTATTGTAATGTCTAAATATACAATGGAGAGATGAACAAGAACGCAGTAATCGTCGGTACATTCGTTAAAAAGAGGAACATACTTTCTTTCATGGAAATGGTTAAGTTCAAGATGAGATGCGACCTTAACAAAGTTTTCGTGCACGAGATTGACTCAAACAAGACGGAGTACATAGTGACGTTCAAGACATATGACAAGGACAAGTTAGTTGGGTATTTGGACAACTACAGTGTCATGCACGTAAAAAACAAGTGCCTATTCTCTATCAACGCCTTGAACAAGATAATCGAATCGGAGAAAGGTGACAGTGACACGCCAAACAACGAAATCATAATTGACTGGGACAAGTACAAGGATAAATTGATTGTCTTGAGTAATGGTGAACTAAGCGTTTCAAACTTGGTTAAGATAGATGATTTCTCAGTATTTTTTAAACAACAAGATATTTATAGGAAATAAATGTTTACATTATGGGAAGATTCATTCTAAAACACATAGACAACAGGAAACCACAAGTAAGACCTAGTACTTTTGAGGTTTCCAAGAATAATAAAATCAACGAGGAAGTTATGACTACTAGCGAGAAAGTTGCCTTGGCTCAAGATGTATTGAACAATGCGCTCACGGCAACCAAGAGAATTAAGAAAGACAAGGGTCTGATAGAGAGGAGCGAGAGTTCAAAGACCGTTCTTACGGAGGATAATAAGGAATTACTTATTGATTAAGGCAAGTATGGCTACTAATGTTAAATACCTTAAGGAAAACAACTTGTACGAGGCTCATAAGCATTTTATGCGCTTAAGTGAGGCATATATACCAACAATTTTACCAGAAGAAGAAATGGGTGATGATGGTGAGAACAATATGCAAGACCCAAACGCTATGGCCGATGGCGCGTCTCCTCAAGACTTAGGTCAGATGGGTGATAATGGGATGCCGCAAAACAGCAATGCCATGGGTGGTGACGCTGTACCACAGAACGATGTTCCGATGGGTGATGCTTCGGAAGGTGGAGGTATGGACATGATGGGAGCCAATGAACCGATGGCTAGTCCTGAGATGCCGCCAATGGACATGCAAGATGAGGGCGGTGAGGATGAAGTTGATGGAGACGTTATCGATATTGACGACCTAACAAAGGCGCAAGAAAAAATCAACGTCAAGCAAAACCACATTGGTAGGGATTTGTCGAAAGTTGACAATAGGATAAACACCCTAATTGACACAATCAGCACCCTTCTTAACAAAGTCGAGACGAACAACTCTGAAATAGAGTCGTTGAAGGCGGAATTCGAGAAAAGGAACCCGACACAGACTGAAAAATTGAACTTACGTTCGTTAGATTCATACCCATTTAACGTCAAACCGAATGAGTATTGGTCTGAAAAGGCGAAAGAGGGCGGTTATGAGGCTTATGGCGACAATGATGAGCCGACAACTAAGGAGTATGTCATAACGAATGACGATGTCGACAACCCATCGAAGGATATTGCCAACACTTTCTTCGACATCAATGACGATGATATACAGACACTTGAGAAAATTTTTAAACTTTAAATGGTATGAAAAAGGTTAAGATGAATGAGGCGGCATATGAAAGGCTGAAGTCAAGGCTTGTTAACGAGATTTCATACGGAACGGTTGCAAGTGCTGCTAACAAGTCATACGATTTATTTCACGACATATCCGATTCGTTCGAGGACTTTGTCTCTTGTGTTGACGAGGCGATTTTCAAGAATAGTCAGAATGGTGGCGGCAAAGAGAATCCTTATTTGTTTAAGATAAAGGAATTGTCAAAACAAATAGAAGAAATAATAGATGCCAAGGTTGGCCAAACGGATAGATTCTATCGTGACTTTGACAAAGTTTCCCACGCCAAGTATTATGACGACAATGAAGATGGCGACATAGATGATGAAGAACTTATGTATCTTCAAGACAAATACGGGATTTAAATACCAAAATTTTCCACAATTATGATAAATATGGTTGTGGAAATATTGTTTTTTAACTTTTTTTTACATATCTTTGCATAAAGAAACTTTAAGCATGCAACTGGCATGCATCTAAATAATTTTTTTTTAATTTCCTATTATGGATAAGAAATTTAGTGTTAACATTGATTCAGAAGCCGTTAAGAGGCAGTATGAGGAAGAACAAAAAACATTTACACCAAAGAAAACTCAGTTTGACAAGAAAAACTATCTCCAAGCAAGGCTTAGTGATAGTGAGAGTAGTAAAACGCTGACCATTCGACTTCTTCCATTCTCACCAGATGGAGGCAGTCCATTCCAGAAAGTTTTTATGCATACCGTAAAGGTAAACAAGGGGGTTTCGCCTAGTGGGTGGAAGACTTTCGTGTGTCCTACACACAACAAGAAAGACGGAAGCACAATGGGTGAGAACTGTCCTTTCTGTGAACTTACTGCAAAGGCAAGGGAGTTGAAATCAAATGCGCTTGATGAGCCAACGAAGAAAAAATACGGCGAGATTGAGTTTATGAGCCGTGTAAAGGAAATGTGGATTGTACGATGCATCGAGCGTGGTCATGAAGATGATGGCGTTAAGTTCTGGCTCTTCAATTCATCGAAGAAGAAAGATGGCGTATACGACAAGATTATGAACCTTGAATCCATACGTTCGGAAGCCGCAAGGAGGAAAGGCAACAATTATAGTATATTCGACTTGGAGAATGGCCTTGACTTGATTGTAACCATCACAAAGACACAAGATAATAAGACTTCCATCCAGATAGTGGACGATGGCTTCCCATCACCTCTTACCGACGATATTGAGAAGGGTATGGA